CGTAGGTATAAATATTGGCGGTAAAGAATATTTGTTGCCAAGCTATGATTCAGCAACAAAAAAAATTATGTCTCCTCAAGAAATTGTAGAAAAATTCAAACCAGCGATTGAATCAGGCATAATAGAAGGATACAAAAGTCCTGATGAGGCTGAATTGGATCGTAAAATAATGTATCCTACCATTGTTGGAAATTTACCATCTATGGGAAATAACATTAGAAAATTATCACAATCGTTAATGGCAAACAGAAAATAATATGGCAATAGAAAGAAGATTAGGCACAGAAGAAAACCCAGACATTATTGATCAGGGCAAGTCAATTGAGATAGAAGCTGAGGCTCCTACATTTGACGAGCAACTGATGGAAGCACTGGAGGTTACCATCTCAGAAGATGGCATTACCATTGGTGAAGAAGAAGTTGAAGAGCAAGAAGAGATACCGTTTGACGCTAACTTGGTTGAGTATCTTGATAATAATATTCTAGGTTCTATTTCTAAAAAATTAATTGACAATGTAGACAGCGACAAAGAATCCAGAAAAGACTGGATGAAGACTTATACAGACGGTCTAAAATATTTAGGCATGAGGTTTGACGAACATAGAAGTCAACCATTTGAAGGTTCAAGTGGAGTTATTCATCCTATATTGGCTGAATCTGTAACTCAATTCCAAGCTCAAGCCTATAAAGAACTATTGCCCGCTAGCGGTCCAGTTAAGACACAGATCATTGGTCAAAGAAACGCTAACACAGAAATGCAGGCTGAAAGAGTTTCTGAGTTCATGAATTATTACATCATGAATGAAATGCCTGAATACGATCCTGAGCTAGATCAATTATTGTTCTATCTACCGTTATCAGGAAGTGCCTTTAAAAAAGTTTACTATGATGCGTCAAAAAGAAGACCTGTCTCCAAGTTTATTCCCGCTGAAGATTTGTTGGTTCCCTATGAGGCTACTGACCTGCTTAGTGCAGAAAGAGTCACACACATAGTGTCCATGAGTAGCAATGAAGTAAGAAAATTACAGCTCTCAGGCTTCTATGCGGATGTTGATCTGACAGGAAACGACATAGAAATAAGAAACTCAGTGACAGAAGAGATTGATAAAATTCAAGGCATGGAGCCTGAATACGGCAACGATGAGCAAAGAAAATTGTATGAAATTCATACCGTTGAAGACATCGAAGGTTTTGAAGATTTAGACGAGGAAGGCGAACCAACAGGATTAAAACTTCCTTACATCATTACCATAGACGAGTCATCGCAAACCGTTTTATCCATTAGAAGAAATTACGAGCCGCAAGACCCTATCAGAAACAAAATCAATTATTTTGTTCAGTACAAGTTCTTGCCGGGTCTTGGCTTCTATGGCTTAGGCTTATCTCACATGATTGGCGGGCTATCAAAAGCTACCACATCTATCTTGAGACAATTGATTGATGCAGGAACATTATCTAATTTACCAGCAGGTTTTAAAGCTCGTGGTATAAGGATTAGAGATGAGGCATCTCCACTACAACCGGGCGAATTCAGAGATGTGGATGCTCCGGGCGGAGCGTTAAGAGACTCTCTTATGCCTTTGCCTTACAAAGAGCCAAGTCAAGTTTTATTTAACTTGCTTGGGCTATTGGTTCAAAGTGGTCAACGATTTGCTTCCATAGCAGACATGAATGTTGGCGACTCCAACGCAGCTATGCCTGTTGGCACAACCGTGGCTTTATTAGAAAGAGGCACAAAGGTTATGAGTGCTATTCACAAAAGATTGCACTATTCACAAAAAACTGAATTTCAAATTTTAGCCAGAGTCTTTGGTGAGTTCTTGCCTCCTGTATATCCATACGAAACAGGCAGTGGATCAAGAGAGATTAAGTTAGAGGATTTTGATAGAAAGGTTGATATTATCCCTGTGTCAGACCCAAACATTTTCTCAATGAGCCAACGAGTTGTTCTAGCCCAAGAGTTATTGGCAATGGTTCAATCAAACCCAGAGATTCACGGTCCACAAGGATTGTATGAAGCTTACTATAGAATGTACGCAGCTTTGGGCGTAGACAACATCGAATCGTTGCTTATACCTCCACAAGACACAACGCCTAAACCAATAGATGCAGGAATTGAAAACAGTGGCTTATTGCAAGGTCTCCCTGCTAATGCTTTTGTTGAACAAAACCATGAGGCACATATTGAGGCTCACAAGACTTTGTTTTTAACACAAGGCGTGCAAATGAACCCTCAGTTACAATCAGTGATTATTGCTCATGTGATGCAACATTTACAATTCCTAGCCAATAAAATGGCAGAAGAACAAATGCCACCTGAAGCAAAACAACAGATTGAGCAAATGACGCAACAGTCACAACAAATGGATGCACCGACACAAGCTATGATCCAACAACAAATAGCGTCAATGATTGAGGGAATAAGTTCTCCAATATTGGCACAACTATCAAATCAGTTCTTGTCTTCAATTCAACCACCGCCACAACAAGACCCACTGGTTGCTATTAGGCAACAAGAGCTTGGACTGCGTGACAAAGAAATTGAATTGAAAAATCAACAGTTTTCTTCCAAAGAGCAACAAGATGCAATGGAGAAATCTGCCGAACTGCAATTGCAAAAACAAAAAGCAGATCAGCAAGCAATGAACGCATCAGACAAGAACGACATTGCAAAAGACAGACTCAAGCAACAAGCTGAGTTAAAATTAATTGATTTACAAGCGAGGATGAATAAATGACAAGTTCAATCAACAGAAAAATACAAGAGCAAATAAAAGAAAATAAAATTCTTGAAAAACAAAAGGTAGCAAACGCTGAAGCTTTAATTAACAACATAGAAATACTTGAGCCAGAACCTGTGGTTGAGGTTGAAGTAGTTGTTGAAGAAGTGGTTAAAGAAAAAGCAAAAGCTAAAGCTAAACCAGTTGCAAAGAAAAAGAAAGTTGCAAAAAAGAAAAGTGTTTAATACACACAATTAATAACCAAGGAGCAAAAAAATGAAAGTGAAAACTTCACTAAATATAAAAGGTCAAGGAAGCATACCGCTGTCCCAGCCAAAGAAAGTCAAGGTAGAACCATTCAAACCGGGCAGTGGCAAAGGAAAAAGCAGAGGCAAGGGTGCTGCTTTAAGAGGTAATAACTTCAGTGGCGTATATTAGATAATGGACAAGTATGATTTTATTCATGCTCTCCGAAAAGATTTAAAAAGTAGAGAGGAGCAAGTTAACGAGATTGTCATGTCTGGCGGGGTAAAGGACATGGAAAATTATCAGTTTTTAATGGGAGAAATTTCCGCAATTTCATACATTCATGATAAGATAAAGGAACACTTACATCACGAAGGAGATATTGTCGATGAATAAGAAAACTTCAATTAAAAAAGAAGAAGATACGATTAGTTTAGAAGAGGCTTTTGTTAAAGAAAATGAAAGGGTATTAGACCCATCTTTGATTGATAAAAGCGTCCTCGAAAGAATGCCTCAACCAACTGGTTGGCGTATTTTGGTTTTACCCTATAGAGGCAAAGGCATTACCGAAGGTGGTATTTTGCTTACTAAAGGAACTATAGAAAAAGAAACCTTAGCAACTGTTGTTGCTTATGTGGTTGCCATGGGTCCAGACTGCTACCAAGATGCAAGGCGATTTAAAGATCGAAAGCATTGGTGCGAGAAAGGACAGTGGATACTCATAGGCAGATATGCAGGTTCAAGGTTTAAACTGGCGGATGATAGTGAGGTGAGAATCATCAACGATGATGAAGTCATTGCTACCATCCTTAACCCTGATGACATCGTTTCAGCATAGGAGAAAAATATGATAGACGAAACTAATAAAGAAATTCAGGTTCAACTTGATGACATACAAGAAAGCACAGAATCGATAGAGCTTCCTGTTGAAGATCAAGATGCCTCCGCTGACTCAGGCAGTGAGGATGAACTAGACAAATACACCCGTGGTGTAAGCAAAAGAATCAACAAGCTTAACGAAAGGGTTCGCATGGCTGAAGAAAGAGCTGCTCAAGCTGAAACTAAGTATTATTCACTTCAAGGTGAATACGCTACAGTTAAGAATAAAGCCAGCGTTCTGGACAAGAGTTACACGGATGAATACGAAAGCCGTGTTAAATCTCAAAGGCAACAAGC